TTGACAGGCATATCGTCTGGTGCTGGTAGCGAATACTTTGAAGTTGACTTAACAACTGACCAAGCGAGTTTAACTGACTCATCAAATGTTGTAGTTGATTTTGGTGGTAGCGGGACTGTTGTTTATGACACAGCATCTAACTTTGACAGCGCAAATGACGCTTATCTACTAGATAGCAGTAATGGTGTTTATGTAATTAGCTATGCTTGTGTAGTTGCTTCAAATGCTCCAGCCACTGAGACTTTGATTTACGCACACGCTGGCATTGAGGTAGCGACTGATGGGTCTACTTATTCTGCTTACAAAGGTGGCGGCGCACAAGTTCGTAATAGTAGTACTAACGATTTAGGTAGTGTGGGTTTTACTGGTTCTTTTATTTACAAAGCAACAACTGCCACTACTAAAATAAGATTAAAAGCATTTGCAGATAATGCTGGAACTGCAACTTGGAGAATACCTTCAACAGCGGCAAACGCAGTTCAAGTTACAGGCACAAGTGATTTAGCAAATGCAAAAGTAACTTGGATGTCAGTGATGAGGATAGCATAATGGCACTTATACGATTAAACAATCAGTCCCTGACCAGCGTCACTGCGTTGCCATCTGGTGTTGGTGGTAATATACTGCAAATCAAACAACACGTTGAAGATGGTCAAACCAGCTTTACAAACCAAACAACAGCAAGGGCAAGCAGATTATTGCTTGCGGCAAACGCGGCAGATAGCACATCTCATGTAAGCGTGACAATCACGCCATCATCAGCTAGTAATAAAATTATACTGATGGGTCATGTTTTTTATGAGCCAACTACAGCGAACCACGAATATTTATGGGCTTTTCATAGAGATACTACATTACTAGGCGCACCAGTAAGCGGCAATAGAGGTCGAGGCATAGCGTCAACTGCAAATAATTATCAAGCCGCCGCTGATAATGATAGCACCCCAGAAAGCAGGTCATTCCAATTTGTTGACAGCCCTAGTTCTACAAGTGCGATTACTTATTGTATTTCTTACAACACTAGTGCAACAAGTGGAACCCTTTATTTGAATAGGACAGTAGGCAATCAAGATGCGGCTTCAACTGAAAATGGAGTTTCGTCCATCATTGCAATGGAAATAGCTGGCTAATGGACAACGATGCTCACACTGACCTTGCCCTAGCCGCTGGTGCTATTACCAGCCCAGTGTGGCTTCATGCCCTTAATGAGTGGGTGACGCTTGTAGCTGGTATTGGCGGTATCATTTTACTAATCATCCGCATCCGCAAGGGATTGCGGAAAGATGTTTAAGGCAATCGTATTAGCTTGTCTGATTTCTGATCCATCACAATGTGTCGAATTTTGGGATACGAGGGGGCCGACTTGGCCTGACCGGGAAAGTTGCAAGCGCCGCTGTATGGAAATGGCGCGATCTGTTGGTGAGATTGACAATGGCTTAGTCGCAACCGCTTGGCGTTGTGAGCCGCTGAGAGAAGGGCGATTGACACAATGGATCCCATCACCATAGGCGCGGCCATCAGCGGGGCTACAGCGGCATTCAATACAATCAAGCAAATGGTCAGCGCCGGGCGAGATCTGGAAAGCTGTATCAATGATGTCTCAAGGTGGATGAAAGCCGCCAGTGATATTGATCAGGCTGAGAAGCAGGCAAACAACCCATCCATATTTAAGAAACTACAAGGCGCTGACACTGTGCAAGCCGAAGCCCTGCAAGTTTACGCGGCCAAGAAAAAGCTTGAACAGCAACGCGCCGAACTCAAGCAGTATTTGCAGATGACCTACGGCCCACAAGCTTGGGCCGATCTGATCCAGCTAGAGGGACGCATCCGGCGTGAACGCCAAGAGATGATCTATAAACAACAAGAGGCACGTCAAAAACTTGTGGAAATTATCGGCGCGGTTATACTAGGCACAGCCACAGCGTTGGCTTTGTTAGCAATCTTATGGATGGCGACTAGGTGACAGCATGTGCAACTGGCCTTATGGGCGAAATGGTGGCGGCGGCTTCGGTGATCGACAACGGCTGGAGCGTGTCGCACTGCCCCCAAGACGGCTGTGATCTGCTGGCTTGGCAGGGCAATCAGTTCATCCGCATTGAGGTAAAGACGGCCAACCTATGCAAGGGTATAGGATACAAAAACCCAACCTACCATTTCAATTGTGGCAAGGGTGGATCAGGAAAACGATTATTGAACAGGAACGACTGCGATGCTCTTGCCCTTTGCAACCCCGATAAGCGACTGGTATTGTGGTTGTGCGTCAACCGCGTGTCGTTCAAGACGCGGCGTTTGTCGCCGGACGCATTCACGCGCCGGGCGGAAATGGATAGCTGGGACAAAATGGTTGCTGACGTTTTGGAGATGAGATCATGAATTGGAAAGACTACCCTAGTTTCAGTGAGGCAGAGATGCGCTGTAGCGAAACGGGCGATTGCAAAATGTCTGAAAATTTTATGCAGAAATTGCAGGCATTGCGCGATGAGTATGGCAAGCCTATGACAATCACCAGCGCGTACCGCTCACCCCAGCATAGTGTCGAGGCAAGCAAGGCCGCGCCGGGGGTGCATACCAGAGGCATTGCAGTTGACGTGGCCGTTGCCGGGACAGACTGCTATGACCTGATGAAGCTGGCATTTAAGCACGGCTTCACTGGCATTGGCGTGGCTCAGAAAGGGTCAGGCCGTTTCTTGCATTTGGATACTTTTAAAGGTGGCCCCCGGCCCAACGTGTGGAGTTACTAAAATGATACAAGCATTATTACCTATGCTTCAGCCTGCCATCAGCAAGGCTCTTGATATGATCCCTGACCCGGCGGCTAAAGAGAAAGCCCGGCAACAGATGGAAACTGAGATACAAAAAGCAGAGGGCAGTTTCAGAGAATTTGTTGTGGCGTATGAGGGCCGGGGCGATCAGGTGCATTGGTCAATACAGATCTTGCGCGGATCTGTTCGGCCTATACTGACATACGTTTTGGCCGGGGCATTCATCTATGGGTTCCTGTCGCGCAATGTTGACAGTGACGCAATGGAAATGCTGTGGCAGTTGAACCTGTTGTCGCTGGGTTTCTGGTATGGTGAACGCGCTCTGAAAAATCTTGGGCTGAATATGGATAAGAAAAAGGGCAACTAGCGTTGCCCCTTCACCTTTATTTTTATAGTCATATTCTTGGCTGTGGTTGGCCTGTTCGTCCGGCCAAGGCTGTCAAGCGGCGGCGTTGCCTTTGGGATCTGCAACGCCTGCTTGATTTCCTCTTTTGTTGGCACCCTCATTTGACCACCCTGATGCCGCGATGGCGTCCGGGTGGAACCTCAATGCGTCCAGCCTCAGTCAGATGCACAAGGTGTTTAACGACTGCCGTGCGGCTTCGGCCCACCATTGCCGCTATTTCGCTCTGTGACGGCGGGTAGGGATTGTTGGCAGTGTATGAAACTATCGCATCATAGACGCGCTCAGTGGCGCTTAAATCGCGTGGACGGGGCATTAGTTCAACTCCTTTATCGTTAATGTTTTTTGACGCACGACACTTTCGGGCTTGGCCGGGACAAGCCTCTCAGGCTGTGCCTTGAAGCGGCGCTCCGGCCAAGTGACTTTGATCATCTGATTGCCGACAGTGCCGATGGCCTCTTTGTGTGACCCCATCATCTGCATGATTGCGGCACTGGCCTCATCAATGTCCTGTTCCGCCGCCGCCTTGTTGCGCTTGGCTACGACTAGCTGGTTCAGCCAGTCACGCGCCTCTTCGCTTGCCAGTTCGATGGGCGGTGCCGCATCATCGACACGGCTGTATGCGGTGGCCGCATCTTCGGCGCTGACTGGCTCATACCAGTCTTTGTTTTTGCGGCGCTGTTCAAAGTCATGCACCGCCTGCATGATGCGGGACTGCACAGCAGGGTCAGCCTGATAAACGAAGGTGCGTAATTCACTGCCCCGGTACAGTACGCAGACAGCGCCCCACTTGTACCCGGCACACATCATCTGAGCCTGCAACTGCAACGGGCCGCGATAGGCCGGGGGCAAATCTTCCGGCGGCGCTTGTGTCGTCTTAGCTTCAAGACAGCCAAGGCCGCTGATATCAACGCGGTGAGCGCCGGGCGTGTAGATGCCCTTGTTCATGTCAGCGATGATGTCACCCTTGCCACACCCAACGCCATCAAGTGACGCGGCCAGTGGCAGGTGATCGTGCTTGACCGCCTCAGAAAATTCCAATTCAACATTGGTCAGGCCAAGGCGCTTTGCGGCTTCGGTCAACACAACGGGTTCCAGCATGTCACCCCACGCCATATTTTCATTGGGCGGTATGCGCGTTGGCTCACCGCCCTCATCAATGCGGATCATCTCAGCCAGCAGATCATTCTGCGTCTGGTACGGTGATGCGTTCAGCAACACTGGTATGCGTGATGCCGACAGCATCCAATCTGGTGTAAGTTTTCCAACCATTAGTTTGTCCCCCCTAGTTTGACCATCAAGGCCCACACGTTCCATTCATCTGTGACGATATTAGTCAGGCCAGCAATCGCCACAGTCATTAAAAACATAAACCCGAAAAATTCTTTGACCATTTTTAGTCTCCCTTTACTGTGCAGAAATTTCACTAAGATATGCGTCAACATCCTCAATGGCGCTCAATGCGTTTTCAAGATTGATGACAGCCTCACCAGCAATCTCACCCTTGCTGGAATATTTTAAATTGTCAGGCATATTTTCGTATGCCTCTTCCTCACCTTCATGCACCTCTTCAATGATGGCCCAAGCTTGAGCCACCAAAGAATTTGCATGAACGATTGCGTCACGGCGTTTTTTATTCATATCAATTCCCCATTGCAGTTATCAAATTACGCACGCTGGTTGCGTGCCACGCACCACCCATAGCAGATGGTATGCCAGCCTCATTAAGCTTGCTGGCTACGGCCCGGAGTGACGCACCAGCGTCACGCAGGGCAGTAATGATTGGCATTGCCTTGGCGGCAACGCGCTGTGTCTTTTCGCGCCGGGCGGCACCTGATGCCAGACCGCCAGCGCGTGGGTTTGGACAGCCAAGCTTGACGCCACGCGCCTTGGCGGCGGCGAGGGCGTCCTTGGTGCGCTTGCTGATCTTCTCAGCCTCATCCTCATTGATACACGCCTCAATGTGCAGGCGGAACTTGTCGGCGTGTGGGTTGTCGGCAATGACAAACGGCACACCACTTTCAATAAGCTGGGCGATGAATAAAACTTTACGGGCCAAGCGGTCTTGCTTGGCAACAACTAGGATGGCGTCAGACTGCTTGGCGTAGGCCAGCGCTTCAGCCATCACCGGGCGCGTGTCATTGCGGCCACTCTCAACCTCAATGAACTCAGCAATGATAGGATTATCTTTGGCAAAGTCAGACACCAGCGCCTGCTGGGCTTCGAGGCCAAGGCCGGATTGGCCTTGGCGCTTTGTGGACACACGATAGTAAGCAACGTATTTGGTCATATCAATCTCCCTTGGTTGGGGCGGGGCCGTTAGGCCACCGCGTCTACAAATGATCTAATTGCGTCGCGATGCTCGACAAGCGATGACTTGTCCCACACCAAACCCAGAAGCCAATACCCTGCAACCTCATTATCTGATGGGTCTGGCATATCGTCGTGCAAATCCATAATAAGATTGCACAGATCACTCGACGCCTCTGAGCCTGCCGGCAAATTGTCCTGTCTCCAGATTTCAATTTTGTCTAACAGTGTCATTTTAGTCTCCCTGTTTGGTGTCAATAATGATTATATACACCATCTACCAGTGTGGTACAAGGGTGGCTGTGTATGTTTTTGCACAAAAAATGACAAGTGATTGAAAACAAACGAAAGAAAGTTGATATGGCACCCACGACACAGGCGCATTTCAGACTGCGAAATACCACAATGGACAAATTACGGGCCGCGCTTGACGTGTCAGCGCACCGCTCAATGGCGGCATTGGCCGATGATATCCTAGACCAAGCGCTGGACAAGATGCTGGCAGAAAAGCCAGCGTTTGACGCGGCTGGTGCATTGCGCGGGATCAGGCGCGATGGTTAATGGGCGCAACAAGGGCGCGAATTTTGAGCGGGACTTGGCGAAGATCCTGTTGGATGAACTGGGCCTGACCTTTAAGCGCGACATAGAGCAATATAGAGAGGCAGAACACGGCGATCTGATCTGTGTCGATATGCCTGACTTTCCATTCAGCATTGAGGCGAAGCGCCGCCGCGCCGGCTACGGCATAAACCCTCAGTGGTGGTCACAAACGTGCGACAGTGCGTTGGCAACAAACAGGCTACCATTGCTGGTCTACAAATATGACCGATTGCCGATCCGCTGGCGTTTCCCGGTTGCGGCTATCGTTGGCATGTCTGACTTTGTGCCAGCCGGGGATCTGACAGAGCAGTACGACTGGCGCTACGCTGTTGAGTGCGACACGATGACGGCGATGATGATTGTGCGGGAGCATTTGGCTGATGCGTAAGATGTATGAGACAGACGCTGACCGGGTCAAAGAGCAAGCACTGGCTGACGCCTTTGCGGCGCACGGTTATGAGTTTGTCAAACTGCCGATACGATATCAGCTAGATTTTATGGTGATGCGCGATGACACGCCGAAGGCGTTTGTCGAGGTCAAGCATAGGACGTGCCGCATGTATCAGTACCCGACTGCGATGATCAGTCTGGGCAAAGTTATGAAAGCACGACAGCTAACCCAGTTGACACAACT